GATATCTGGGGCGAGCGGATGGCCGACGCACGTTATTACCGGGAGGAATACTAAATGACCAACCGAGCGACCATCACCCGCATGACGGAGGAGATCCTGGACATCGCCGAGATGAACGGGATCGATACCAGTTGGCGGCGCGACCTGGTGCTCAAGACCACCAACCGGAAAGGTTGCAGCAACGGCGGCAAGTACAAAGGCAAGCCCTGGATGAGCATCGCCATGAAGAACCTGGGCTGGGACTACGATGACCCCGACGCCGTTGCCGAGCGGTTGCGGTTATGGACCGAGCGCCTGGACAAGAGCACCGAGCGCCGGTTGCGTGATCCCAAGGCCCGGAAATGGGTCAATGCTTTCGAGCGGATCAACCTGGCACCAGGCGACGGCGTTTGGATCGAGTACCCAGCCATCGCCAAAGACCCAGAGATCGGAAACCTGTACGGCCCAGCCGACGACAAGTTGATGCCCATCGCCGCGCTGCTGTGCCACGAGCTGGCGCACGTTATTGACTACAACAGCGGCAGGGTTCGCATCGACGGTCGGGTCTACGACAGGTACGGCACGGTCCACGGCGACAAATGGAAAGCGATCTACCGGCTGCTGCGGACCAGCTACGTCGCGACCGGCAAGTACAAGCCCGAGCCGGCAGTCGTCGAGTTCAAGCCGAAGCCCACCGAAGACAAGCGGACGATGGACCTGATCGGTCTGCCGCTGTTCGACCTGGCAGCGTAGGCTTTACAAATGCCAATCGATACCCACATACTGGAAAGTGTACAGAGGAGGGACAACACATGAACGATAAAGCAGGGGTGCCACACTCCGGTAAATACGTGGCGTACTATCGCGTCTCGACCCGCAAGCAGGGCGCGAGCGGACTCGGCCTCGAGGCGCAGCGCGAGATTGTCGAGCGGCATCTCAACGGTGGCAAATGGGAGATCATCGCCGAGTTTACAGAGATGGAGAGTGGCAAGCGTTCTGATCGCAAGCGGCCCGAGCTGCGGAAGGCTTTGGATCTTTGCGAGGAGCAGGGCGCAATCCTGATCGTTGCTAAGCTCGACCGGCTGACGCGCAACGTGCCGTTTCTGTCTACGCTACTGGAGAGCCCGGCGAAGTTTATCGCTTGTGACATTCCAGACTTTGGCAATCCGGCTCAGAATAAATTCATGTTGCAGATGATGACCAACGTCGCCGAGTACGAAGCCGAGCTGATAAGCCAGCGGACGAAGGCGGCGCTCGAGGCGTCGAAGGCTCGCGGTACGGTCCTGGGCTCGCCATCGCCAGAGAAGGGCGCGTACCTGGGCGGCGAGCAGTCGAAGGCTGACGCGGACGAACACGCTGCCCAGGTGATGAAGGTGATCGAGGAGCTGCAAGAGTTTGGTTGCACGACACTGCAAAAGATTGCCAACGGCCTCGAGGCCAGGGGCGTGAAGACAGCTCGCGGCGGGACCAGGTGGTACCCGAGCAGCGTCAGGAACGTAATCAAGAGGAGTGAGAAAAATGGCTAAGAAAATACCAAGTGTGCAGGGCAACATAAACTGGGATACCCTTGGGGACACCGATGTGCCGCTCCAGCAGCAAAGCGAGTTCGGCGAATATCGGGAGTTCATGTCGGCGTACTGCGAAGCGCGGTTATGGTGGCTGGAAGAAGCCTGGAAACCCGACGCATCTCCGGCTCGAAAATTCTGGTTTCAAAACCGCTATGCGTCAGAAATCTGCTACGCCATCGCCGAGGCGTGGAACAGAGGCTACTGGCTGACTCGCCAAGAGCTGAAGGCTCACTGTGCAACTGTGCCGGATAGCCAATTTCAGCGGCTGATCCGGCAAGCTCAAGAAGCCGGTTACATCAGCCTCGTTCCGATGGAGGGCGACGACAAGCGTCAAAAGCTGGTCAGGCCGTCGAGGCTTTTCATCGTGATGTTCGAGGGCTTCACCTATCAGTATTACAAAGTCATTTGTGACAATAGCCACAAGCACAACCAGTTCACTCAAGGCCTCCGCCAGCGCATCGTTGAGATTGAGGCGTTGGACGACCTTAGAAAAAAGCGCCTCGGCTGGTCAGTTTTTGACTCCTACCCCGAAACGACGATGAAGCGGGTTGTAGACGCCATTGAAAAATAGTCTGCAAAATGCAGAGCAAATTGATGAGTTTTTTCCGTGAAATCCTAATGTAGAAGGAGAGGTACAGGTGGGAACATGACAAACAAAACGAATGAAAAGCGGAGCGACGTTGCCGAAATAATGGCCGCGCTCCAGGCGACGAAGCTGAAATATCTCAAGATCGATTTCAATCGCCAGGGTAATCTGAAGGTTAAGGTTCGTCGGCATGGCAAAACGATCACGCTGCACAATGATCCTCGTACCCCTGAGTTCTTCACCGAGTATGGTCAAGCGCTCGGCGAGCTCAGTAGCATCGCGCCGATTGCTATCGATTTCAAAAGGGGCACGCTGGCCTGGCTGATTGACGATTACAAAAGGTCGGGCCGGTTCAAGTCTCTCGCGGAAAATACGAAGCTGGTTCGAGCTCGAGTGCTTCAGCAAATCGCTGACGAGTTCGGCGATCTGAAATACGCGCAGATGAACCGGTTCGACATCGAGAAGATCCGGGCGAGCAAACTGTCGGAGGGCAAACCTCACGCCGCAGAGCATCGCCGAAAGTTTCTCAGCCAGGTGTTCAGACACGCGAACGTCACCGGCCTGATAAATCACGATCCATTTGTTGGCGTCGAGAAGCCAGCCGACAATCCGGCGCTGCGCTCGAGGACGCACACCTCGCTCGACGGCACGAGGTACTCCGGCCACTGGACCTGGACCGCTGACCAGGTGCAACAGTTCTTCGATTACTGGCCCCCTGGCACCGCGCCGCATCTATGTATGTCGCTGATGTTTTATCTCGGCGTCAGGATATCCGACGCGCAGAAGCTCGGTCCCCGCAACGAGGTCGATGACCGCATGGTCTTCACGACGCAGAAGCGGGTCGGCAAGCAGCGCCAGGGCGTCGATATGAACCTGCCCATCTCTGCGCCGCTACGAGATGCAATCGAAGCAGCTCGAGAGGCGAACATCGTCAGCCTCAATAACTATGTGCTGACGCGCTTTGGCAAACCGTTCACGCAGAAATCGATCTCGCACTGGTTCAGCGAGCGAGCAAGCATGGCCGGTCTGCCGAGAGAATGCACGGCGCATGGCGTCAGGAAAGCGCTGGCAAAAATTCTCGCCGACAACGGTGCGACCAGCTCGGAGCTGAAGGCAACATTCGGCTGGACGACGAGCAAGCTCGCGGATCTTTACACCGAGCAAGCGAGCAAAAAAGATTTGGCAACGAGTGGACTAGAACGTCTCGGAAACGTTAGTGTCCCTCTCGATGCTGAAAAAGTGTCTCTCTCTGTAACGAAATCCCAGAAAACAAGGGATCGCTAACAGGTTTTGGAGGCCCGGAGCGGGTCTCATCAATTAGCCCATTTCAATGGGTTAGCATAGGGAGGGACACCGAATCCTGTTAGCGATCTCTGCGGAGATTGAACTATGAGGTTTTGGTTAGAACGCTTTGCCGAGTTGGCAATTATGATGATGGGCATGGGCCTTTTGTTGTCCGTCCTTGTTTTCTTCGGTGAGGTTCACCCATGAGCGGCGAAGCGCAGGGTAAGCTGACGCCCGACTACCAGGCAAGCGGTTCGATGATTGCTGCTCTGGCTGGCGTGAGCCCCTATCAGACCCCCAACGATTGTCTCAAGCGAGCGTTCAATGCTGTCGATAATGGCGGCGTTTATTCCGGCGAGCGCGAGTACATCGAGGCAGCGGAGTGGGGCAACAAGCACGAAGGCGACATCCTCCAGGGAACGATGCAGAAGCTCGCCATCGATGCGGACCTCGAGATCCTGGAACCGTTCCAGCATCCGAATTTACCCTTGGCGGTTAGCCTGGACGGCATCGGTCATGGCAATGATATCGAATTCACGACTGACCCGAGCCAGAACATCTACGTCATGGGGCGCGACAGCATCGTCCTCGAGGGGCCGGGTATCCTCGAGGCGAAGCTGACGGCAGTCCGACCTCGAGACGAGCCGCCGCCGTTCCGTGGCCCTCTCCAGGTGCAAGCGGCGATGATGTGTACCGGATACAAGTGGGCGGCGATTGGCACACTGTATGGCGGCACCGAGCTGCGCGTCTATCTGTACGGCATCGAGGACGCGGTCCAGGCGAAGATCACTGCCGACGTGCTCGACTTCGATGCTCGAGTGAAGCAGTACCGCGACCACGGCGACCGGGATTGGTATCCGGCGATGACGCCAAACGACGCCGCTGCTACCTGGCGACGTGCCGACGATGGCGCGGGATCTATCGAGCTGACGGACGAGCTGTCCGAGCTGGCGATGGAATACGACGCTTGCATGAAAGCGCAGCGAGCCATCGCCAAGCAGAAAGAGGCCATCACCACCGAGATCCAGAGCTACATGGCGAGCCACGAGATGGCGACGGTGATGGAAGACGGCAAGCAAGTCGGCACCGTAACCTGGGGCATGAGCCCCGCGCGGAAGGAATTCACCGTCGAGGCGAAACCTGCGGCGCGGTCAAAAAGCATTAAGGTGGAGATGTTCGATGACGAATGACATTCCGCTGCGCCCGAAAGAGGTCGAGCTGTTTCAGTACCTGGAGCGCTACATCCGCAAAAACAAGTATGCGCCCAGGCTGCTCGATATCACGGCAGAATTTAACTACAGCCCGAAGTCCAATGATCTTATCCGCCGACGATTGGAGCGGCTCGAGGAGGCGGGGTTAATTGCCCGTTACCCGATGCGCGAGCGCGGCATTACGATCACTGGCTCTCTCGAGACGCAAGGCTTCGCTTCCGGTGAAATTGGTGGTCCGTGACGAAAACGCTGCGCTCGACTGGATCGACGTAAACCATCTCGACACCGAGCGCCTTCTGCACTGGCGACCTTACTCGATGAATACGAGCTGATCGATTGCGGCCTGGGTTCGTGCGCTCGGCGTCTTTTTTTACCTGGATTAACCTAGCCCCGTCCTCGTTCACGATTATCATGTCGATGGGGCTATGCGATTGCAGGGCCGGGAAGACCCAGTAACCGAGCCGTAGAAAGTGCTCGATGCAAATGATCTCGCAAACGTCGCCGTCGATATGCCTGGGATCAATCAAGCGCCGCGATCAGGTCAGCCATCCGACGAGCTCGAGCCGGTGTATCGACCTTCGCCCATTTGCTGTCGCGCATCTCCTTGGCGGCGAGCTGGTACTGCCGACCCTTGATAGCCTGGTGGAATAGCTTGAATCGCGAGCACGACGGCAGACCGAGCTGGAAGCACATCGCCGCGATCACAACACCGACGACCTGGGGATGCTCCTCGAGGTCCGGGTGCAGCCAATGCGCGTCGTTGATACAGGTCTGAACATCCTGCGCGAACCAGGCGTCCGATTGCTCCTGGCTGATCGGCGTTCCCAGGGGCGCGTGATACAAATCGCCGTCCGCCTCAACCAATAGGTGGCCGCAACCCGCAGTCTTCAATCCTTTCGTGTCGTTATATAACTCGAGCACCTCGCCTTCCTCGCGATGCAGGATCTCGGTCAGTTGCTCAAGTAAAGTCATTTACGCAGGGCTTTCGCCACACCGCCGACCAGCGCTGGCATAGTGTTCTTTAGCGCCGAAATCCCCCACACACCGCCGACCATCGCGCCATACATTTCTAACCACCAGGATGGGACAGAACTCAGAGCGATTGTGAAATACGTTTCGACGCCGACGGGATCAAACAACGCCCAGACGAAAGGTGCGGAAAACATTGAAAACGAAATGCGGCGCAGCCATTTGTCCTTATCGGCGAGCGATGCCATCTCCCAATCGTGGTTATTGCTTTGCTTGTCCCTCATAAGCCGGGCGCGGTTTTCCTTCTCGGCCTTTTTTATTTCCTGTCCCGTTTTAACGTAATCTTTAACGCCGCCGATGATGGGGCCAAGTAGTGATCCGATGATGCCAATCATTTTTTTTCCGCCTCCAGCAGCTTAACCCGAACCTGGATGTCATGAATGATGTGCATGAAATCCTCACGCATTTTCTGTCGTTCGATGCTGTTAGCGGGAGATGCCACGATCTCACCCTGCGGCGTGACGAGCAGCATCAGGTAGCCCTCGGTCTTTTGTATCCTGCTCTCTAGCTCGTTGAA